ATTCCTTCAACAAAATCAAATTTATCCATTGCTTTAGATATATCAGCAAAAGCTTCAATTCCAAATATACTACCTATTTTTCCAATGATCCAAGACAGAGTAGATTTAATTAAGTTAGGTATAAATCCAAAAAAGTTAGCAATAAATGACATTATAGCTGTTTTTGTTGCTTCCCATATACTTCCAGTTGCTTCTAACTCAAACATAAAGTCATCAAATGCTTGTTTCAGAGAATAAAGTACCAAGGCAATACCAGCAATTACGGCAGCAATACCAAGAGGGCCCAGTATAGCTACTGCCTTTGTAAGGAAAGGAAAAAGTGTTGCAACAAAAAAAGTTTTTATTGCTGCAAATGCAACACCAATCTTTGCAAAAATTGCTGCAAAAGAAAGTTTACTAACTAAAAATACAACGGCTTTTCCTATACCCATTACCGCAAATTTTAAAGCACCAAATACTAAGCCAGGAGCAAGCGCAGTAATAATACCAAGAATTGCTAGTTTATTATCCATGAGTACAGACATTAAACTTGGTTTACCATCTTTAAGATATCCCATAATATCTTTAAATAATTTTGCAAGAGATTCACCTATAGGCACAAGAACCTCATCATAAAATGTTGCTAATAGTGGAATAATAGTTTTAGTTAATAGTGCTACCATTTCTTTAAATTTAGGATGATTTAAAAATGCAAGAGCAGCAACAGCTAAACCACCGATTAGAAATTTACTTAAACCACCAAGACCAGACTTTACTTTCTCCATACCTTGTTTTGCAATACCACCAAGAAATCCAGCAGTTTGCTTGAGATAACCCATCATTTTGCTGTCTCTAGATTCTCCTTTACTTTCATCTTCTTCAGCAGCTGCTCCACTTTTATCAGAATCTTTCTTAAATAAATTTAGAAGTTTTGACAAGTAACCACTTTGTTCTTCTCCAGTGTTTGCTGTATCTTCGCCATCTTCTTGGGCATGGTATAGAGCTTGATTTTGATTTATTGTTGCTTGTTGTTCTGTTAATGCAAGATTTTCCCGTCGAGTTTCCCATCCTCTTCTTGCTGATTCACTTCTTTCAAAATTTGATTCTTGCTTACTTTGATCAGCAGCTGCTCGTTCTTCAACAGTCATTAACAATCTGGATGTTTCTTTTTGTGCGGCAACTAGAGCTTTGAAATCTTCAGCCATTACTTGCTATCCTTCTTTCCACCAGAACCAACATAAAGACCAAACCATGCAGCTCCAGCACCTACGATAACACTTACAAATGCACTTTGGGGGGCAGTGGGTTCTGGTAATGCCATGAACCATTCTGTTGTACGCCAAAACATAATTCCATATAGAGTAATCAATGCACGAGGCCAGATACGCCATTTATCAATCCTAGAAGAACTAATATGATTATACCAAGAAGCTTCTTCTGTGGTACTCCTATCTACTTCTATGATGTTGACTTGATCTTTGTTATTTACCATTTTTTAGTTCCTCAATTTTATTTGAGTTGTTTTTTATAGTTGTACTATTATTTATAGGAGTTCGGTCAAAAATTATCTTCTCTAATTTAAGAAAATCAATACGTTCATTTGGAACATATCTCCATATATAATCCCCATCTAATTCACCACCCACCTTAGTGACGCCAAATACTGTCTGTGATATACCTATCTTAACGATTAATGCACGTTCACCATCAATAAGAACATGATCACCCTCTTGAAACTGCTTATTCATGCTAAATGCAAGACCTTTGCTAAACTTAGTCGCAAAGTCTTTAACCATAAATCCAAACACAACAATCAACACCATACCAATATAAGGCAGAATAAATTCTGTTATTTCTATCGCAGCTACATTTGGTGTTATAACGTCCATTATTGTTTAGCCTGTTCCTTCTTTTGCTCTTCTAAGTGTTCTATTAGCAACCCTATATAAACTTCCCTCTCCCAAGGCATCATATTATCCAATTCTGTTAAGCTCCAATTATGGTGTTGTATCATTGCAAAATTAGTTTTATAATAATTAGTCACAGAGTCATGAGAAAGGGCTAACCGAAAAAACTTTGAATACCCTCTATAACTACTTCACCTTTCTTTTTAGTTTTAGGATTAGTAACCTCAATAGAATGAGCAACTTTAGGCATAGTATCAAAGAAATCTGCTAAACCTTGAAATTGCTCAGTAGTAAGACTTTCAATAAACTCATTCAAATCAGATTCAGACATATCTATTTTACTATGTACAGTTTCTCCATCAAGAATCTCATGAATACATTTTTTTATCATAGTAAGAACTTCATCAAATCCTGCATTTTCTCCACCGTCCATACCAACCATATCATTAAGTGTAGGGTAGTTCATTATAATTTTAATCTTATCAGTTATACTAATTTCATTAGTGTGGCCCAATTTCTGATTCACACCAACATCATCTAGATTAAGAGAAGTTTTAACTCTAGTTTCATTATCGTCTGGGCATAGTAAATTTAATTCAATTTTCTCACCTACAGATTTACCTCGTATTCTTAGAAATAAAAATTCAACATCAAACATGGGGACATTAAATGGGTCTATTTTTTCATATGTACAGTTAAAAATAATTCCTGCTAACGCATCACGTATTTGTTTTTCATCTTCTGATTCAGAAGCCATCATTAATACTTTTTGTTCTTTAACTAAGAATGGTCGATACTTGATTTTTTCACCAGTTGATGGTTGCTCAAGTTCGTATACTTGAGACTCTAATTTAGGTAGTGCCATAATTTTTCATCCTTTATTATAATCTATTTAATATTCTAGGTATGTTTCTAGAAATATTTCTTTCCGCTGAGTTTATCACAGTTTCAAATATTCTACCCATTATATCTGGGGCTTGTTGATTTTGATCTAAGTTTGTCCAATACCTAAAAGAGAAAGATACGTTGGTTTTAATAATCTCTGTTGCTTCAGAAGCTGTTAGAGTAGTTGCTGTAATAGTTTTAGGAAACACTTCCCACAACTTCAAACCATAACGTCTTACATCTTGTCTATCTAATAGATATATTTCCATAGAACCTATGTAATCATTATAGTATCCTATGTTCCAAGTCTTTTCATTAAATGCTTGTTTTTGCCAATTTTCAAAAAATACTCTTTCATCCAAACCAGAGCTTGCTTGAAAATCAATTGCAATTTCATCTGCATAAGTTACACCCTCGACTACTTCTCTATTAGGGCCATACACATTATTATCTGCTGCTGTTGTTAGTGTTCTGCCAGGTAATATAACACTCTCTACTCTCAAAGATATATCTCTTACGTTAGAACTTCTTTCTGCATTATTAAATACATTTTCTTTACCACCACCACCTAATTTTGCTGGGCCTTGAATTACTACCTCATATCTATTTGGTACAGCATATCCTTCATTTGAATGAAATGCAGAAAGTATATCATTCATTACACCAAAAGATGTACTCTCTATAAAACTTGCAACTGTCATTAGATCATTCCCCTAGAATCAGACCATACTGATTTTGATGATGCTTTCTTAAATCTCTGTACAGGTAATAATGCAGCTATCATAAATTCATCTGCATCTATTCTGCGAAATTGCGACTTTGTTTGACCGGACAAATATTTATGTATAGTTGGTTGTATTAGTTTTATTTTTTTAAGTTTTTGATAATCAACAATCAACTTTGTACTTTCATCAAATTGTGTGTTATTAGAGAAATCAACCAATCTATCTAATAGTTTAATTCTTAATGGTAATGGTAAATAGTGAAAGTTAATTCCTAAAAAACCATCTTTGTAACGCTCTATCGGTAGAACCAGAGGAAATGTATCGTAGTAAGGAAGTTTCTTCTTGAACTTAGGATCATAGAAGAACATATTCAACTTACCAATAAATGGTTTATTATCTCTCTTACCATCTCGTATCAAATCTAAAGCAACGGGCTTACCAAACTCTTTGATTTTATCTTTGTACCATTGGGTGGATTTTGGTCTACCACCAGCTGCATCTAGAACGCTTTTTATGAATTTTGACTGTGCCATATGACTATTTATACTTTATGTTTAGATGATCTTCTGTTAATATCTTAAACTCCATATCATTATTATTACACCATTCTGTAGCATATTTCCACTTTGATTCATTAATACCCCAAGTTTTAACTTCTCCATACCAGCCTCTGGTTTTTCTTTTCGGTTGTTTTGGTGGTGGAGAACATTGCTTCTTAGGTTTTACCTCAATAATAAACTTCTTAATAGAACCATCAGTCTGTTTAGTTTTTATGTAGAAATCTGGAAAATAACGATGTATTCTACCATCCCAAGGAGACAGATATGGTATAATAATCTCTTCACTTCCCCACTCAAGTATAGAGTTATTAGTATCACAATATACCATAAACTTTCTTTCCCATAAAGAACGATAGACTATCTTTTGTGGATTACCTTTATATTTTTGAATATTTCTTGGATTATACTTTCCTTTGTATGACATAACGTATAAATACTTTCATTAGAGTTTATAAGGATATTTATACATGGTTCTCGAAAGTGTTACAAATGCCGTCCGTTCCACAATAGCAGGAAGATTAAATTCAGCAGTACGTAGTAAAACTGGAGGTATTGGTTCTTTATCTAATACTGCTACTGAAGCTGCTACTTCTGCACTTGGTAATTTATCACCAGTTGGAAAGTTTAATACTGAGATTATGTCATATCCATCAAATGTTGATTCTGATCCACAACAAGGTCATTATATATTATTCAATATAAATGAGTTTACTCCAGGTAAAATAAAGTCACCAAAAGTAGAAAAATCTTTTGATGCGATTAACTCATCACTTAAAGCTGAGTTTGGGAATGACTTTGAAGTTGATGAAGATGATAATACTGAAGATCCAGTAGAAGGTCTTGCCGGAGCAGTGGGCGAAACGGTTTCTGGTCGTACTAAGGGTGGATCGATACTTGCTGAAAGACCAACTGTTAGATCACCAGCAGTAATAGCTTTATATATGCCCCCATCTGTACAAGTTGAATATGAGGTCAAATATACAGATCAAGAAATTGGCACACTTGCAATGTTAGGTAAGGATGCAATTACTGCTTTCATGGGTGCAAAGGGTGGTACGGAATCTAAATTAAATGCAGTTGCAAAATCTTTGGGAGGCAACGCTAAAGAAGGTTTTACAAATCTACTTAATAATATAACTGATGGCGTTGCTAGTGGAGCAAAAGCTTTACAACAAATTGAAAGTGGTAAGGTTATTACTCCTAGAATGGAAATGATGTTTGAGGGTGTTGGTAGAAGGTCTTTTTCATACACATTTGCATTTATACCTAAAAGTGCTGAAGAGGCAAAAACAATAGAAAAAATAATACATACATTTAAAGTAAATATGATGCCTGAGTATTCAAATAAAACCACAAGAAGAGAAATGAATATTCCAAATACTTTTGATATTACATATATGTATCAGAATAAAAGAAACGGGTTTATTAATAGGATATCAAGTTGTTTTTTGCAAAAGATAGATGTTCAATATGGCGCAGATCGTTATACTGCTTATGAACCAACAGCAGGAATGAATGGTGTTTCTCCACCACCACAGAAAAGCCAGATTACATTAAACTTTACTGAATTAGAAACATTAAGTAAAGATATGGTTAAGGAAGGTTTCTAAAATGTATTTTGCAAACTTTCCCTTCATAGTATATGATTCTGTTGGAAATGGTGATTTTAAAATCGTAACCAATTTATTGAAACGTGTTGCTTTACGGACAAAAGTAAGAACAAATA